AGCGCCAATGTAGCCGTAGTTGGTCGATCCATTCAGAAAGGCGATATAGCCGCCAGCGACGTTAGTGCTCTGAAATGCCGTGATACGCGTGGCCGGGGTAGTTACGAATAGCGCGCCAAGAGCGCTGCTGGCCGACCCGTTAACCGTCAGTGCCGCCACGGCACCATTCGGCGCCGCTATAGTTACAGGCCCGGTCAACTGATTACCAGTACCGATAGCCCATATACTATCACCGATGCACGTAAGTACCAGATCCGTGCCAACAATAGCCGCTAGCGTATAGGCTGCGCCTGCGGCTAGATTCCCTATGTTATCCGTAGGACGCGGCTGTACCACGATAGTGAACGGCGCGTTCACATAGAAACGGAACATAGTTCCAGGCTTCGCTAATGGCAGTGTCACAGTAATCGATGCTGTGGCACTATCATTAACAATGCAGCTTCCCGTATCCATCCCAGACAGCGTTAGGCTCTTAGATGCCTGCTTGTACTTGAGATACGGTACTGCTAGTAATGGATTAGTAGATATGGCCATAAAAGATGGAGGGGTGTAAGTCCCCCTCCTGCGTCAATTACGCATCGAGCAAGTTGTTGGTCACAACGGCAATGGCAGAGCCACTGCGGAGCATACCAGTACCGTAGATCATGTCAGCAGTGAACAGGTCCGCGAGGAACTCCTGTTTGTACTGTTGCTGAGTACGGATACCCATCTGTTCGACAAGCACAGCCGCATCGCGCTGGATCAGCCAGGCGACCGAACCACCGACGCTGCCATTGGCCGCGAAGACGTTCGGAAGGTTGTTGGACACGTACACTTCGACAGCGTACACGTTACCAACGAGACCGTTACGGATGCTGTTACCAGGACCAGCTTCGCCCGTGAACGCTTGCTGCGTGAAACGCGCAACGCCCAAGAGTAGAGCTTTCGCCACCGGAGGCAGAACCAGATAACGAGCCGCCATCGGCGCGTCAACCTGGTCGAGCTTTAGGATGGAGCGACGGATACCAAGATCCGTCAAGTCCGTGGCATTGCCCGCGTTACCGTTAGCCGTGGGCGACCATATGGTCTGACCATCACCAACGTACGGGGACCACGTGCTCGAAGACAGCACGTTGCCAGTAGCAGGATCTTCAACGCAGGTGCCCGCAGCGCCGCCAACGGCAGTGCCCGAACCCAGCTGGAAGAAGATATCCCGGTCAACGCGTTTCGCTATCGCGTAGCCCGAATCGTCGGTGTAGAACCGGCGAAGGGACGGAAGCGCTTGCACGTCAACAATATCCTCGATCAGACGAGAATATTCTTTATGCTTGTTGATCGTGATGGTGATGCCACCAACACCTGACTGATCGACGAACGGTTGCAGGGTAACAACCGACTGTGCGACTTTGTTCACAGCCGTGCCGCGAGCGGGCGTCGGAATGTGAATGGTATCGCCTTTCTTGCCTCTGTGATTCAGCTTTCGGATCAGGTTGGCAAGAACCAGATTCGATTTGTATACTGCGACAACCTCGTCCGACCATAGGGCCGGAACGAAATTAGCGGCATGGACGTCGTTTGGACTACCAGGACCACCAGTGAGGCTTGTGGCAATATCATTGCTGAGAACTAATGCTGTAGCCATTATTTTTCTCTTACGTTGTTATTGCTGTGTGTAGTTAATCGATTACCCGCCCTTCGAGATACGCTTTCACAATTTCGTTCTGCAACTCAGGAGACTCGTACCTGTCCGGATCGCGCTGTCGTAGTGCAATTAAGTCCGAACGGCGGACTTTCTTAGCGCTTCTTTCCCGGCCTGTGCCCGCTTCAGAACCCGTGTTACTGGATTCGAGGGAAACTGTGCGCGCTAGATCCTGCGCCCTACTATTGGTCGTAGTAGTCGAATTCGTATTCTGGTCTTGCGTATGCTGCCACTCTTTCAAGAGCAAATCCGCTTGTCGCAGATCGCCCTTCGCAGCGGCATCAGCTAGCATGCCTCGCAGCGGTGTCTGACGTACCCATGCCGCGAAGGCCGGGTCTTGCGTCACATCCGATGCTTTGGGATGATTGACCGAGAATACAGTCTGAGTAAGTTGCTGTTCGAGTTGCGCCAGTCGCTCCTTCAGGGCACTAACCTCTGGGTTAGCTCGACCTTGAAGGTATCGATCAAGAGCTTCGGTGGGGTTGACCAGGAAGTCAGCAGGATTAACCTTTGCAGGTTCTGTACCGCTGCCAGCCCGGAGATCGTTTTCTCTCTTTCCTAGAATTAGCGAATTAACTGCGTTGCGGCTTTCGCCCAACTGATTTGCCAGTCTACCGCTGTGACTTTCCAGGTTACGATACATTTCAACAATTTCCGCCGTAGATTTACCCGCGAATCGCGGATCTTCGACGTTGCTGGATGTTTGCGTAGTGGTAGTCGCACGTGCCGGTGCTGTCACCGTATGCGATCTGGACTCTGTGATCGCTTCGTTTATATCAGAGATAGCCCTGTTCGGGTCACCCGCGTCTAGGGGAACATCAACGAGTCTAACCATTTTGGTACTCCAAGCGTCGCACATGTGGTTGTGCGCTTAGCTCTGTGAGGCGAGAAAGATCGCTAATCGGCTCCTGCGGGTTTGCCATAGTCTCCATGGTCCCGCATCGACTTCTCTTCGATTGCCTTTCTCTGTCGGTGGACCCTATCAAAGTGAGCGATACTCTCAGGGCTAGCACCTGCGGTGCAAGCTATGCGCGTTCGATCAATTCGGACAGGGGTGATGACACGTTTTGCGTTCGCCTTACACTTCGGGCACTTACTCCAGTACATATCTGGTTTGGTAAGATCCTCAAAGCTATGGCCGCATTTCGTGCAATCGAATTGAAATAGGATGAGTTTCATCTACTCAGCTTCTGCTTCAATCCGATCTTGCTCCTCCTGGTACTTCGCTTCTAGCGCGTTCTGCGCTATTTCAGCAAACTCCCGTTCGGAGAAATCTTCAATGTTGACGAAGTTGTTGTAGGCCATCCGCGCTCCACGCGCGAGGACGACCATCTCCCATGTGGGAGCATTCAGTTCACGGTTCATCTGATCCGTGCTCTGAGCCTTCGCCCATTCAACTAAAAACTTAAATCCGGGGTGATCAAAGAGCTTCTCCAGTGTCATGTATTTCGTTTGCATGTCACCGGGGAGCATCTTGATTTGTTCCATATCCAGCATAATCCTCTCCTCTTACGCTATTGTCTCGCCGCCGGTTTGGGCGGGTTCTTCGCCTTGTGGACTGCGGCCTGCGCTGTAATCATCCGCGCCTGCGCCGTGAGCCACTCGATTGGCAACCTGGCGGCTGCTATCTGATTCTGGTCTGCGAACTGTTCCTGCTCGGCGCTATCCTGCCGGATGCGCTGCTCGTCCTGCTGTAGCCGCGTCACATTGATATCCGCCTCATGCGAGCGATAAGCCGCATCCGCGAGTATCTTCTTGATCTCCGCTTGTGTCTTCTGATTGGTAAGGTGGAACCCTTCAAGCTGGGCCTGCAAGCCAGCAACCTGTACTTGTTGTGTGAGTTGCTGCATCTGCTGTTGCTGCTGGACGACCTTAGGATCGGGCGGTTTAAGGGCTTGCTGGATCGCCTGCAAGAGTTCCACCTTGTTCGAGAGAGCCGTGTGCTCGATGATTCCTTGGGCAAGCAGCAATTGTACCTGATGGTACTCTTGCGGCATCATGCCCATCAGCTGTGTCATCTGCCCGGCTTCGACTTCTCGTGCGACAATTCCCAGCGTCGGCTTGAGCTTAATGTTGAAATCTTTAGGATACCGGATAGGATCAAATTGCATGTACCGCCAAATAACTTTCTGAAGGAGCGGTCCGATGAAATTCCGGCTGATATTAGCAATGGAGCGCTTAGAACGCTTAACGAAAGCGCCCATAAGCATGCTATTACTAGACATACTGTTTGAACCAGACTGCGACTGGTTCTTGATAGCAGAGGCCACATCGAGGGCACCCGTACCCATTTGTACCATGCGTTCCATTTCATTCGCTTGCTCGAACGTCATGGTGTTAAAATTAAGAGCGGGGAAAGGACGGAGTACCTCGTCTGGGTTGCCTTGCGTTGTCCACACTTTACCGGGTTTGACTTCTAATTTGAAGCCACGCGGGATACGTCCACTATCGACGCCCAACATCGGGGCTGATAGATATCCCAAAGCGTCCATCCGTGAACGGATTTCGGCATCAAGTGCTTTTTGTGGGTTATAGCCTTTTTCTGCTACGCCCCTTCCCCAAAACCGACCAGGTACTTTCTCGAACTGCGCAGCGACAATGCAGCGATCCGTCAGTGTGAACGGATTCGGGATGGCGCGCAGGAGTACGCCCTGGTTAGCAATTGTGACGATAGCCTCGATCATCGGGCCATCGCCTCGACCAGCGCGGTCTATGTCCGCCAGATCGAGCTGAAGTAGCTCGTCGGCTATATTGCGCGCTTCTTGAACGTCCATAAGAAAACGAGCAGGGACTTTACCGTGGTATTCGATAATGTCGATCTGCTCGCTTTCGTATGTAGTATTGATAGCCATGGGATCTTCGAGATCCACATCGCTGTTCTTCAACCGACGAGTCGGGAAGAGTTGACCTATCGCGTTCTGGTTATAGACACCTTCTTGACACTTTTCGAGGGTATAGCTGAGAGTCTTTTGTACACGATGAGCACATCCCAGCATCTGTTGAATAGAGACACCGACAGGATCAGGTATAAACTGGTCAGGCCGGATTGATTCAATGGCAACCTGTACTTGTTTCTTGCTGTTCGGCTTGAGTTCGTAAGTAACCGGGTCGCGCTTCGGCGAGTGCTCCGTATGTAGCCCCGTATTGACCTTCGCAACCATCGTACCAAATATGGCACCGTTGAGAACGGCTTCCATAATTTGATCGGCTGCATTTACCTTGTCCAGATCCGTGAGAAGCTGGTTCCGCATGACGAGACCCGCCATGTCTTTGGCCGTATCCACCGCAGCGTCAAACCACTCTTCTTTGGAAAAGATAGCCTCTTCGATCTCCGAAACAGTCTGCTCGATAGCCTGTGCGAGTGCGGGGGCAATGAGCTTAGATCGTTCCGATAGGCGATTAATCTCCTGTATTGACCACTTGCCGCGCCACATGCGCCAGTACTCGCCCCACAACTGCTGGTAGCCACGGTTGCGTGTATCCTCCCAGATGGTGACGCGCTGGTATACCCAACCAGCCAAACTTGAACCACGCTCAGACGGACGCAGATACTTAGCATCGCGCGCGAGGCTTTCCGGGGTCTCAACAAGGATCGATTGACCCCGAGTAGGCATCACTGACATGAGTTAGTATCCTGCAACGGAATCTACCGGAATCCACTCAGGGATATCATCGGCTGAAGCGTAGCTGCTTTCGGAAATTTGGTCAACGTAGGCGACTGCATCAAGTCCGTCGTCGTGAGCAAGGGGGTCAGGGAAGTCTGCCACTTGGTCGAGGAACCATCGGTTCCAGGGCTGGATTGCCGGTCCATCATAGTCTTCCGGCTGATCTGTGAGGAGTTGGATGAGTCCACGGTCGCTACGTCCGCTAAGCGACCAACTGATGCGATCCTGTTTCCTTGCATTGTGGTGTCTCAGCGGCTCGATGTGGACGTATCTGGAGTACTCACGCATGAGGTCTTCCAGATAAGGTCGGACTGCTGCTTCAAGGACTCCAGCCTCGATGCCAAGGCGCGATCCAGGAAACGCTTTGCACGCAAGGAGTATCTGGGTGGCAGTCTCGCGCACTTCCCAGTGGCCGTGTCGTATACGAAGTATGGTCCAGAGGTCTTCATCTACGGCAGTAACGGCGACGACGGATTCATCAGATCGGAGCAGTTGATTTCCCTCAGCCTTCTTAAATCCGGCGAGATCAACTGTAACGAAGTACTGGGCTGTTCGGGAATTGAAGGACTTAACGATTGGAAAGTTATCTGGCCGTAGGATCTTCGATCCCCCGGAGATGAAATCTGCCTCAATCTCTTGTCGGTTCCTGTCACGAGGATCAAGACCTTCTGCTCCCTTGGTCCGCGAGACTATGCGCTTGAGTTCGCGCTGGACTAGAAATGGGTTATCGTTTGACGTGAAGTGAAAGGCTTCCCAGTCGTTCCAGTACGGCTCAGGCTTGGTGAGCGCATCCATGAAGAGACGGTAGAAGTGATTCTTACCTTTCGGCGTGCCTATGAAAAGAGCGTCGCCTTCAACGTCCATGAGAGTAGGTTCCAGAATCTCTGCCCACACATGAGAAGCCATGGAAGCATATTCATCCAGTACCACAAGGCGATTCCCCTCGCCACGGAGTGCGTCATCGTTCTCCGCCCCTTTTAGATATATCTTGACGCCATTGATTAATTCAAGCCAACCATTGTTGATGTTCTCGTTGGCGATGAATCCGCCTTCCTTGGCCCAGCCCAATAGGGCGATGAGCTTAGGACGCATAGTGCGGACGGCTTGATCGAATGTAGGAGCGACATAATAGCACGGCTGTTGGGACGTGAGCTTATGTCCGCGTTCATTCTTTTCACTGAGAGCCGCGACCCCGAGCTTTACGCTCGCGTACCACGACTTGCCGAACCGGCGACCCGCCGCTACGACTTTGAAGCGCGCGGGGGAATTGTGAATAGCCGCCTGCGCGGGCGTGAGACTGATTCTCAGCGTTGGTTGCAAGCGGCCTCTCCGGTTGCGATATTAGCGCTTTCACTGCTAATATTGATTCATGTGATCAGTAGACTGCGCCTGTCGGCCAGCGTTGCTGGCTTCATACGAACTGTGATCGGCGTACCGGCCACTGGTCGAGGATTCTGCGCCGCTTTCTGAGGCATTCTCGTTCGTAGCCGCTGGCTGCGAGCCCCCGGCCGCTTCCTCTACAATCTCATTGTAGCCTTTGCCCTGGTTCGTGGGTTCCGTAGGTTTCGGCTTCACATCCTGCCAATCCCCAGGAACGCCATTATGATATGCTCTATATTTCTGGCCTTCTTGTGCCATTGCTAGTATCCGTTCATGTGGTCTGAGGACTGATGATTGCCGCTGTGTGCGGTTGTCGCATGTTCCCACTTGCCTTCTTTCTTGTCGGCTGCATGGAACTCTTTCCCTACGTTGACAGGCACATGACGACCGGGCGGTTGCCACCCATGGGCTATTGCAGCCATGAAGTGAGCTTGCCGCTCGGTCGTACTCGGCATGTTAGATCAGTGACGGCGTGATGCGTATAGCGATGATCGTGTACTTCGCGCCTGCGACTGGAGTAACGCTGCCGCCCGTGGCGTTCTGGAAATTGAACACCGCAGTACCCGGGGTCGGGCCTGCCGCAGCCGAGACGTTGACGCCATTACACGCGGC